TGATACTAATACAGATGGAACCGACAGCACCACTGTTTTAATATCAGGCGCAACCGAGGGCGATGTTGGTTACTGCGTTGTTTCAATAGCAATAACAGGCGGCGAAACTTTCAAAATCCGCTTGGATATTACAGGAACAAGTACAGTCTAATGGCAAAGGCAGGAAGAAAGCGCGGAACACGTCACACTGAATATGTAAGAGACAAAATAAAGGCGTCTCAACTTGTCAACAGGATGTATGATATTGCTATGGGAAATGTAGAAGCTAATCCAGTACAAGTTAATGCAGCAAAAGCGTTATTAAACAAAGTCTTACCTGATTTAAAGAGTACGGAAATAAAAGCACAATTGGGTATTCATTCAGACCCCGACGATTTAACAGATGAACAACTCGCAGCTATCGCCACAAATGGCGGCAAAGCAGCTCCTAAAACGTAGGGAAGCACGCAAAAGTCTAATAGGCTTTACTGAACACACATTCCCTAAATACAAAGCGGCGGAACATCACAGACTTATAGCTGAAAAGCTAGAGGCGGTTGCAAGAGGTGAAATAGACAGGCTTAAGATTACAATGCCGCCAAGGCACGGCAAGTCTGAATTAGCAACAAGACGCTTTCCCGCTTGGTACATGGGTTTGTATCCAGACAAGGACGTAATCAGTGCGAGTTATAATAGCGATTTGGCTAATGACTTTGGTCGTGACGTACGCAACATCATGGCTGATAAATCTTATCAAGCGGTTTTCCCAAGCGTAGGGCTTGCGAGTGATAGTAAGGCGGCGAATAGGTTTGCTACGCCACAAGGCGGCGGTTATGTCGCGGCGGGTGTTGGTACTGCGGTCACAGGTCGCGGTGCAAACATATTGATAATTGATGACCCGCTTAAAGACCGAGAGGAAGCGGAAAGCGAGCGGCGGCGCGATACGGTTTGGAATTGGTACACGTCCACGGCTTACACAAGGCTTGAAGATGGCGGTGCGGTTATCGTTATTCAAACACGGTGGCATGAAGATGATTTAGTCGGGCGGCTTGAGGAAAAGGAAGCCGATGGCGGTGATGAGTGGGTTTGTTTGGACTTGCCCGCATTAAACGATGCAGGCGGGGCTTTATGGCCTGATAAATACCCTGTTGATGCGTTGGAGCGCATTAAGGCAAACATTGGTTCAAAAGATTGGTCTGCATTATACCAACAGCAACCTGCACCCGACGAGGGCGCGATGTTCAAGCGGGAATGGTTTAGATACTACAAGGAACGTCCTAAGCATTTAAACATATATGCGGCGAGCGATTACGCGGTTACGGATAGCGCGGGCGATTGGACTGTGCATTTAATTGTCGGAATTGATACAGAGGACAACATATATTTACTGGACTTATGGCGGGCGCAAACAAGCTCGGACGTATGGATAGAAAGCCAACTAGATTTAGCCGCCAAGTGGAAGCCTATGATTTGGGCAGAAGAGGGCGGCGTTATTCATAAGTCAATAAATCCCGCATTAACAAAACGAATGAGAGAACGCAGTGTTTATTTCAGGCGCGAAACAATCAACCCGATACACAGTAAGGAAGCGAGAGCGCAATCTATTTCGGCACGGTACGCAATGGGCAAGGTTTACCACCCTGCAAATGCGGCTTGGCTGGCCGATTTAGAACGAGAGATGCTATCATTCCCATACGCAAAACATGATGACCAAGTAGACCCGCTTTCTTTGATAGGGCGGTTAATGGCTGATGTAATCCCTGCAAGGGTAAACACGAAACAAAAAAGCCCGCCACAAAGTAAATACGCGGCGGCATTTGCAAGCAAAGGAGGTGGAGATTGGAAAACAATATAATAGCAATGAAACCAGAACCACGTTCCGACACCGCGCAATCTAGTGAGGTTGCAAGCCTAAGTGAATTGGTGCAAAAATTTGAGACAAGCGAAGAATTAACTTACGATGCTCGACGTCTAATGGACAGGGACGTTGATTATTACGACAACAAACAGTTAACGGACAAACAACACAAAGCCCTGACGGATAGAGGACAGCCTCCTACGGTATTCAATAAGATTAAGCCTAACATTGATTATAGTGCGGGCATGGAGAAACAACAGCGTGTAGACCCCAAAGCAAGCGCACGTAATCCACAAGACGAGCAAGCGGCCTATGCGGCAACGCAAGCCTTGATGTTTGTAACGGATAAAGAGAATTACAATAGGACACGCTCGCTAGTGTGGAAGAATATGCTCAAGGCGGGTGTTGGTGGCGTCAAGGTCGATGTGGAAACTGTGCGCGGTCAACCAGAGGTGCGACTAAGGACATTTAGCTATGATAGATTTTTCTATGACCCGCACAGTTCAGATTTAGACTTTCTTGATGCTAACTATATGGGCGTTGTTGTTTGGGAAGATAGAGACGTTGCGATATCCACATACGGCGAGGAACACCGTGATAAGTTTCAATCTTCAATCAATGAGGCGTCTTTAGACCAACATTACGATGATAAGCCAAAATGGGCAACATGGGGCGATGCTAAGCGCAATCGTGTACGTATTGTCGAAATGGCCTATATGCACGATGGAAAGTGGCACGAAGCTATTTACACAAAAGGCGGTGTTATTGTTAATCGGGTTAGCCCTTACGTTGATGAATACGGCGAGTCTGAAAACCCATTTATTGCACAGACCGCTTATATTGACCGTGATAACAACCGATACGGGGCAATCCGTGAATTGGTAGACCCGCAGGATGATTACAACAAACGGCGCTCCAAGGCTACGCATTTGCTTAATACAAGGCAAGTGGTAGCTGATAAGGGCGCAGTTGATGACGCTAACCAAATACGCAATGAGTTAGCACGACCTGACGCCTTTATCGAAAAGAACACGGGCTTTGAATTTAACATTCAGGCAAACCAAGGCTTAGAAACAGGTCAATTCCAATTGATGCAGGAAGCTGCGTCTGACTTGAGGTCTAAGAATATCCAAACGCAAATGGTCGGCGGCAATTCGCAATCAGGCCGCGCCAAGCAATCGCAACAGCAAGCGGCTAGTGTTGAAATGACTGACTTGTTCGACAACCTACGGGATTTCGACATTCGTGTGTTTAGGGCTATTTGGTCACGGGTTAAGCAAACTTGGAAAGCCCCACGATGGTTACAGGTTACGGATGACCCGCACAGCAAGGAATATATTGGCGTTAATGTCCCGCTAACTGACCCATTCGGGCAAGTGGTAGATATTCAAAACCCTATCGCACAGATGGACGTTGATATTATTATTGAGGAAGCTCCTGACGTCGAAACATTGGCAGAAGAAGAGAACGCACGTTGGACGCAAGAATTACCTATCTTTGCACAGCTTGGCGTTCCTAATGATATTCTATTGCAAATCAGTCTTGAACGGATGCCGCACAGTCGCACCAAGGCATCATTGACCAAAAAGATTACCGATTGGCAGGAGGCACAGAAACAGCAAGCCCCTGACCCGATGCAACAACAAGCGGTGCAATTGGAATTGGCTGACAAGGCCGCTAAGATTGACGAGACGCAAAGCAAGACCGTTCTTAACGAGGCTAGGGTTGCCGAAATACAAACAAATAACCGTGTAGTGCCATTTAAGGCTGTGAACGATGCGCGCATGGCGCAGGATGGCGCTAATCAACAAGGGGGCTTTTAGATGGTGGTTAAGAAGTATGCGGGTGAGTTAGATGATATCGACTTAGACCCGTGGGTATTATACGCCAAGAGGTCGATAGAAAGCACCTTTGGTGATACGGTTGCTATTAAAGATAAGTCCATATTGAAGTTTGGCGAAAATGAATTGGTAGGAACAAGCGAAGCCACAATTATGACTTTGCCAACAGGAACAACCGAGGAAACTTATGTGTCAACAAATGCGATTGATACTGTGTCGAGTTCCAATGCTGGTGATACGCAATCTTATCAAGTCGAGGGGCATACAATATCGGGTAGTGATTTAACCTTTGTTATCCAAAGCGTTACTATGAACGGGCAAAACAAGGTCGTGCTTGGTACGCCATTGGCACGGATTAGCCGTATTTCAAATGAGGGCGCAACAGACAATGCGGGTATTATTTACGGCTATGAAGATGATACTATTTCGAGTGGTGTTCCTGATACGGATGCCAATATTCATATAATGATGCCGATTGGTGAAAACCAAACGCAAAAGGCCGCAACAAGTATTTCGTCGGTGGATTATGTTGCAATAACGCATATCTTTGCGGGTATTGATGACAAGACGGCGGCTAGTGCCGTGATTAGGTTCAGGGTTAGAACAATCGGCGGAGTATTTAAAACGATATTCAAGCACGGTGTAAGTTCACAGCATGACATGGATTTAGAATTAACACCGCCGTTAATCTTACCCAAAAACACAGATATAATTGTAACAGCAGACGCAGACGGAGCCAACACAGCCGTATCGGGCGGGTTTAATTCGTACTTACTGAAAGTGATTTAAGAATACGGGATGCCGCCGTTAACGGGCAATAAGAGGTGATGCCAACCTATGAGGGGCAATGATGGACGCCGCATTTACGGGCGATTAGCGAGAGTAAAATGAGTGATGAAAAGGAAATATCGGATTTGGGTGATGTGCTAGATGGAGTTACGACTTCTGAAAACACGCAAGCCAAACCGCAAGAAACAAAACCAGAGCCAATTACGGAAACGGAGACGCCAACAGATG